TAGGAGAGCCCGACCATCGCGGTCTCCATGTTCATCGCGGAGTCGACGACGCCCTTGATCGCGGCGACGGCCCCGACCATGACGCCCAGCTGCGCCGCGACCCCCTTGATCGCGCCGGCGGTCGACCTGGCCGCGGAGCCGACGCGCACCACCGAGGACTCGAGCGTCTTGACGCCCGGCACCATCCGGACCAGGTTCGTCGCCAGGCCGGATTGCGTGCCGTTGATCTGGTCCAGGGACTTGCGGGAGACGTCCCCCATGCCGTGGATCACGCCCTTGATCTTCTCGAACCCCATGTAGGCGCCGATCGCCTTCTGCGCGGCGGGGCCGAGGGCGAGCGTCACCCTCTGCATCCGGGTGAGGTCCTGGGTCGCGGTCCCCGCGGCCTTGGCGATGCCCGACCCGATCTTCTCGCGGATCGCCTCGAGGGCCTTCTCGGCCGCGGGGAATTTCATCGCATTATCGAGCCGACGCGCGAGCGTGGTGATCGTGCCCCCGACCTTGTTCAGGTCGGCGCTGATCTTGGCACCGATCGTCGAGAGCGGGGCCAGGCTCGCCGCGATCTCCCCGGCCGCGGGGTTCGGGGCCGCGCCGCCGCCGGACTGGCGTCCGCCGCCCGGGGCCCCGGGCGCGGGCATCGATCCGAGCGCGGCATAGGCCGACCGGGCGCGCGCGGCCGCGTCCGACACGCCGTTGATTGCGTCGGCGGACCGGCGCATCGTCGCGACGAACGACGACGCGTCGGCGGACATCCGGATTGCGATCGTCCCCAGGATCACGGCCTCAGAGTCCTCTCTTTGCGATCGAGCGCATGATGGACATGTGGTCTTTCACGCCCTGCTTGCGCCTCTGGGGGCGGAAGAACGGCACGAAATCGGCGGGATTGGACTCCTTCCCCGTCATCACGGAGACCAGGGTCGCGCACACCTGGCCGGCGACGAAATAGGCGTCGGGGAGTCCGTAGATGTTGTCGTAAGCCAGCCACTCGGACAGCTCGTTGGAGTCCATCCCCTCGAGCATGTCGCGGACGTTCACGCCGCGGTGGGCGGCGAGTCGGAACGCGAACCGTCGGAGGGGCTGGTCGCGGAGTTTTTTTCCAGTTCCTTCACGTCCGCGCCGGTGAGCTTGTTGACCCGGAGCGAGGCCTCGACGATCAGCGTGAGCTCCGAGGAGGGGAGCCCCCCGAGTGCCGCGACGTCGTCCTCGGTAAAGAGCCGGTTCCCCGACTCGTCGCAGGCGGTGAACGCGACGACGAGCGCGCGGAAGTGGCGCTTGTCGAACTTCGTCATGAGGATCTCGAACCGGTCGCGCTCGTCTCCGGTCATCACCCGGACGAACAGGGACCCCCATTCGGGGACGTCGACCCGGGACTTCTCGAGCACGTTCCGGGACAGGATCGCATCGCGCGTCAGCATCTTGGAGATTCCCTCGGGATGTCAGGGGGAGTTCGGGGAGTGAGGCGTCGCCGGCGGGGCGCCGACCGGTCAGGGAGTGCCGGCGGTGAAGACGGGGAGCGTGGTGAGCTGGACCTCGAGCTCGGCCATCACGTTGTTGCCGTCGCTGAAGCCGGTCTTCTTGAACTTCTTCACGAAGCCGCTGAAGGCCTCCGAGCCGGGGGTCGTGTTGCCGTCGTTGTACTTGAGCTTGAAGTCGTCGATGACGCCCGGCGTCTCGGCCCGGGCCCGGAGCTGGGCGTGCCCGGCGTCCGCGGGGTCGAGCTGGAGCTTGAACGTGATCGTGCCGACGTCGGGGATCTTCCCGGGCCGGTACTCCTGGATCGCCGACAGCAGGTGCGTCTTCTTCACGGCCGTGACGTCGGTCTCGTTGCCGTCGATCTCCTCGACCCGGCCGATGTTGGTGAAGGTCGTGGAGATCTTCACCTGGAGGATCGTCCCCTCCCCGGCGAGCGTGTTACTCATGGTTGCGTCCCCTTGGTGTTGGCTGACTCTTTCATCTCAATCTCAGCGGAACTGACGTTCGAGGTTGGCGAGGATCTCGCGGACGGCCACGTCCCTGGCCCGCGGGCCCTGCTCGTCGAGCGCCCGGAGCATGTAGTGCTCGGCGGGGTGGTCGCGCGTGCCGAACTCCTCGGCCGCGGCATAAGGCACGTCCTTGACTCGGACGTCGACGACGAGCTGGCCCTTGCGGGCGCCGAGGACGAGCTCTATGTGATGCGCGAGATTGCCCGTGTCCTTCGGCGCGTCCTGCACGGCCCGATCGAGCACCGGCGCCATGGCCTTGCGGAGGGCCGGCTCGAGGATCCTCGCCCGGATGACGGGGCCGAGGGACTTCAGGAGCGCCCGCGACTGGCGGTCGCCGTCGATCGAGAATGTGGCCCTGCTCATCAGGTGGTGAGGATCAGGGCCTGGAGCCGGGTCGCCTGGGAGCAGGTGACGTACCAGGCCGTGACGTTGGTCCCGAACGGGTTGGCGTAATAGCCGGGCGACGCGCGCCAGAGCAGCGGGATACCCGCCTTGAGGTTGATCGTGTCCGCGGGGCTGCCCGAGGAGTTGGTCTTGATCGTGCAATCCGCGCTCGACACGAGGAACAACGCCTGGGTATTCGCCACGGTCCAGGCCGCCGCCACGAGGACGTTCGTCGAGGCGGAGGGGAGATTCGTGTCGACGCTGACGTGCGTCGTCCCTGTCTCGGTGGACGAGCCGGAGATCCGGCCCCCGTCTGTGGAAGACACGGAGACGTTGATCGTGTCGGAGATCATGGATGGCTCACTTCGTCGTGAGGGATGTCAGGAGGGGACCGAAACCCGGAACTTGAACTTGAGGTCGATCTGGCGCCGGAAGGTCCCCTCGTCAGACGCGTCGTCGGCGGTCTCCCATGCCTGGGACTTGCCGGCCAGGTCGACGTAATAGACCCACGTCGGCCCGAACCGGCCCCGGATCGGGAGGAGCGTCGAGCGGATCGCCTCGACGATCCGGGCCGACTCCGTCTTGTCCCTCGACCACGCGCGGAACCGGATCCGCGCCGTCGCCATCCCGGACGTCCCGCCGAGGTGGAAGGCCTCGACGCCCGTCATCAGGCAGTAGGTGACGGCCGGGAGCTGGTCGTCCTGGGGGATCACGTTCGGGAGGATGGTCGTCCCGACCAGCGCGGAGACGCTCGCCGAGTCCTCGAGGGCCGAGACGACCGCCTGCTCGAGGTCCTCCTCGCCGACGTCGGCGACCGGCGTCGCGCCGATCCTGAGGAGGAGGAGGACGCTCACGGGCCGATCTCGGTGACGGGGGCGGCGTTGCCGTCCGTGACGACGGGCTTGCTCCAGGCGGACGTCACGTCGTCTTCCTGGTAGACCGTGAGCGTGCCGGTCAGGATCTTCCAGTGATTCCGGAGGAACCGGAGCGCGTTCAGGGCCGAGCGGGCCGCGGGCGTGCCCGCGACGGCCGTCCAGTCGCGCGTGAGGAGCGCGTCGGCCGCGGCGTTCCGCTCGGCGGTCGTGAGCGCCATCGCGTCCCCGGCCTTCGCCGGCGCGTAATTCGGCTGGGATGTCGCGAGGGTCACGGCCGGGAGCGAGGGCAGGGTGACCGCCACGCCGCGCTGCTGATAATCGGTCAGGGCCGCGGCGTCGGCGAGGTCGCCGACGCGCTTCGAGTCCAGGACCTGGGTGTCGACGATCGCCTTGCCGGCGACGCCGCCGACGGTCGCGGCGACGGACACGTTGAGCACGTCCCCCTTCACCCGGCCGGCCGGGATCGTCCCCGTGATCTTGTACCGACCCGTGTCGATGTGCGTCACGGTGAGTGCCATGGACCCGGTGCCCGACCCGTCGAAGTCGGCGGTCGCGGCCGGCGTGCTGTCGGCGTCCGCCGCGGCCCCCGTCGTCGGGGACGAGGTGACGAATTCCTTGGAATACGAGTCGGACGGCTTGTAGGACATCAGACGCCCCTGATGAATGCGGACCCGATCGGGAGGTAGAGGCCGGACGCGGAGACGAGGCCCAGCGCCCGCGCCGTCGGCATGAACATCAGGTTCCCGAGCTGAGGGGCCCCGGTGTCGTTGGGGTGGAGGCCGTCCGACGTCTGGAGCCACGCCGGGCCGCGGTTGAGGAACGCATTGAAGCCGAGCGTGTCGCCGAGGAAGACGTCGGTCCCGTTGACGCACTCGAGGATCTTGGGCTGATACGACAGGAGCCGGTTGAGGGTC